CCAGACGCGGGCCTCCGGAATCTCGCGCAGCGTACCGTTCGGGCGGGGGTAGGTGAACTTCTTGCGCCCGGTGTTGAAGTCGCGCGTGCACACCAGCTTGTCGGGGTCCAGGTAAGCCAGACCGACGAGTTGCTCGCCGACATACAGCTTCTCGGCCCTGCCGGCGCCGCGCAGCAGCATCGCCGCTACCATCGCTTCCCAGAACACCGAAGCGGTCGAATCCACGTTCGGCTGGTCGTGGATGACGAAGTGCAACGGGTGCTGCGGCGAGACGCGCTTGCCAGCCGACGTGCGCTCATACATGGCCAGCGGCAGCGTCGCGATCGTCTCCGAGATCAGACGCACGCAGCTCCAGACCGCGTCCAACTGCATCACGGCATTGGGCGTAACCTCGACGCCCGCCTCGAACGCCGCTGCGCGGTTGTACAGCTCGGGGTCGGTCAGGGAGAACGACCGAACGAAGCCGTCGATGGCGGCGCGGACGCTATGTGTGACACGTTTGAGGTTGAATTTCATTATGCGTGGCCCGCCACAATGGGATTGCTCAGCCAGTCATCCATGGAGCCCATCCCTTCAGGGTTTAGCGACAGCAACGCGACGGCGTTGAAGAGCGCCATCAGCGGGTCGATCTTGGCCGTGCCGCTGGCCTGTTTCGTGATCAGGATCGCGTTACCTTTTGGCTCTACCTTTGCGTTGCCGACGCACCAGTTCATCAGCGCGGAGCCACCGTGCCGCAGCGTGCCCTCGGCAAGCTTGCGCTCCGTGGTCTTGATCGTGCCGTTGAGCTTGAAGCCTTGCGGAATGCCAACAATCATGTCCTCGCCATTGGCGTTCTTCTCCGGGATGCCGGCGGCGGACAATGCGTCGAGCACGGCGCCGATCCCGCTCGGATCGACACCGATCTTGTCGAGCAGCCCGGCCTCGTAGATTTGCTGGACGTCCTGCGCCAGTTGCTCGACGTCGTCGCCGATTTGCTCGACGATCACCAACTCGCCAGCCTTCTGCAGGTCCAGCAGCTTGGGCGCTTCGGACTTGCGCCGCTCGAGGACCGCTGGATGGGCCCATGCCTTGCACCACGCCAGCCATTCGCCGGTCTCGCTGTCTCTGCCAGCCGCGGCGAGTCCCAGAAGATCGTCCAGACCGCCGCCGTCGATACCCACGTCGATCACTTCGCAGCGGCGGATCAGTTCGACCAAGGTGAGCCCGGGTCTCGCCTGCCGCTCCCAGAAAAGCGCTCCAGCCCAGCTGTCCGACTTCAGCGCCAGGCCGATCTCGACGTTTCCGTGCTTCGCCATGAAGCCACGGAATGATTCTTCGCCACCTTCCTGCGCCTTGCGAAACTCGCGCTCAAGGAACTGCTGATCGACCGAGTAACCGAGGTTCGGATTGACCATTCCCAGGTTCTCGACCTTCAGGTGGTCGCCGCTCTTCACCATCTCCGGAGGGTGCTCGAAGATGATCGGAACGAAGCTCTTGTCCTCAATCCGACCGTCGCGCACTGCCCGCGCGTACTGCAATTTCTGCTTGAAGACCCCTGCCGGCGCGTCGTCGCTTTGCGTGGTCAGGTAGATCACGAAGCCTTCCGGGCGTGACGCCAGGCCGCCAATCGCCTCCCGGAGCATGTTTTCGGCATTTGACTGCTTGCCGAAGAGCCACAGCTCGTCCACCAGCGTGCCAACGCTTTTCTTGCCGCCTACAGTGTTCGAGTCGGCCGCGACGACCTTCAGCGTGGCGTTGCTCTCCCGGTGCGTGATCGTCTTGATGTGCGTCTGAACGTGCATCAGCGCGTTCAGGTCCTCGTCGATCCGCTCGGCACAGAAATCCCGCGCGGGCCCGAAGCTGTTGTTCGCGATCTCGATGGTCGGCGCCAGAATCGAGAATTCCGCGGACTGCCGCCAGTTCAAGATCAACGCCGTCATCATGATGCCGGCCGCGATCGTCGACTTCGAGTTTTTTTTCGGCAGGCAGACGAACCATTCAGTGATCAGGCGCCGACCACTGGTGGCGTCGTATGCGCCGAAGATGGATGCGACCAACTCGAACACCCACTCCGCGCACGATTCACCGAACGTAGGGCTGCCAGGCGCATCCACGATCCGCAACTGTTTGAAGATGTCGAGCGCCTGCTCGGCCTGGTCTGGGAATATCGGCGGCGGAATGATCGAACGCCCGTCCCGCAGCCGTTCGGCCCAGTCGGGGCAAGCCGTTGTCCATTCCATAGAGTTATTTCACGGCACGAAGCGGCGGCGCCGCGGAAGCGAACCGACCTGCAGCTGCCTTTTTGGCGGCATCCTGGCGATCCTCTTTTTTCCCGGTATCACCCAGTTTTCGATGGTGATACGGCATTAGTTCCTTCGCAGCGAAGACACGCAGCTTCGGCTCGGTCTCGACATCATTCATGACCGCTTTTAGGAACGCCTTCGGATCGGAAAACTGCGTCGCCTGCCCCCAATCGAATGCGGCGGCGGCGGCCTCCTGATCCAGCGACGTCTCGGGTGACCTCGCCGCAGGGGTCGGTCTGCTGGGCGTCGCCTTCGCGGCCGCCGCCGGCTTCTTTGCCGCCCTCGCTTTCGTCTTCCGATCGAGGTAGGCGATAACGTCGCGGTCCTTTGCAAGTCGGGACCCTGCGGCCGCCGCCGATCCCGGGCTGTAACCAGCAGAGATCGCCGCGTCCTTGTTTGACTGGCCCTTCGCCTTGGCCTCGGCAAATTTCTGCTTCTTGCCGGTCATTGCCATGTCGAAACCCGCGCCAAGGCGGTCCAAATGTTAAACATCGCGCAGGACGTTTACCGTTTCGCCTCAACGGGTTGCGTGATGTTGTTAATGCGGGAGCCTTGTTAAACCTTTAACAAGTTTCACCACAGGGGAAATTTTCTACGCGTGAGGGAACGAGTGGTCTAGAGCCGGCGGGCCAGCCGGACTTTTGGGGTGCCCCTCCCGTCACTTGCACCCCGGTCGCGACCGGACCGGAAAGGGGCAGCGCGGCGGCCGCCCATCGCACGTGGACGCCTCATCGGGCTCTCCATCGCCGCACCAGCACGGTGCGCCAGAGACCTCGCCCTGCTTTCGGTTCTTGTTTTTTTGTCGTTAAGGTGTTGAGTGGATCTGGACAAGGACCGTGCCAACCTTCATCAGCGGAATCATGCCGCGTTCTCTTGCCGCTGCTTGTCGCGGCTGTGGTGCGTCTGGCAAAGCGTCTGCCAGTTCGACTCATCCCAGAACAGCCCATGGTCGCCGCGATGCGCGACGATGTGGTCGACCACGTTGCCATACGGTACAGGCAGCGCACGTTCCGCACACTCGACGATCACGTCGGCCAACCCTGTCGCCTCGATACGTGCGTCACGTAGGCAGTAAACGCAGTACGGGTGCAGACGCAGATATTTCGCCCGTGCCTTCTGCCATCGATAGTCGTAGCCACGTTGCCCGCTGGTCTGCGCACTGGTGCGCCACGAACCGGGCTGCATAGTCGGCGTCCGACCGCCAACGGTCGGAACTCTGCCACCCAACATGGATAACCGGCCGCGCTGTTTGACATCAGCCATCGACCAATCCCTTGGAAAAAGAAACGGGTACGGCGGCCAGCGGCCGGCATACCCAAACCCGAGGCAACTACCGGGAGGAGACAGACGGGAAAACCTCATCCCAGGCTTGGCGCATTTGGCGGGACGCCTCTTCCGGCGCCATTCGGCCAGTCAACGTGCAAAAGCCTGAGCAAAGCAGCGTCCCAAACCCGCGTTCGCAGGCAAGGAGCAGAGTGGCGCGGAATGCCTTGTATGCGTTCTGGCTGTACCGGACGGTCATCGGCACCTCCATTGTGGGCGCACTGATCATCCACGGGATGTCGGCTGCACCAGTCTCGATGGCGAGCGCCTGTCCGATCGGAAGCAATCCTTCATAGTCGCGCCGAATGACTAGCTTTAGCCGTCGCTCCAGGTCATCACCGAATCGCTTCAGGTATGCCAGGTCAATACCGCCATCCATCCAGCCGTGACTGTTGGCCGGGCTTACGATCGCGTCGGCCGGGCCAGCTGCAAAAACGTCATCGCATACCACCTCGACATCAGGGACGTCGGCGAAGGCGCGGAGTAGCGCTTCGGCAACGGCTGGGTTCGTGTCTCGGAAGAGGATGCGCATAGTCTGGAATGCGAAAAAGCCCGCTGGCTTTCGCTTAGCGGGCTTTGGAGGCAATTCTGCAGTGTATCAGAATGAGGCCTATTTTCGACACAAAATGTCGAAAGGTCAAGGAGAACGTTGATTCTGCTACTCTTGCGGTGCCGGGGCTGGAAACCCCGGTTGCGGCCTTCCAAGCCGCTCAAGGTGAAATGCCTGTATGAGTCATTGGGGCGGTGCCTCAATGATGACCTTAAGGGCATAAGCTGGCCCGCCGAAACGGAAGTCGGAGCGACAACTCATCGACCATGTGGAGGTGGGAGCGGACGGCCATCCTAGGCGCGTCGTTCGCAGCCGCCAGCTAGGGCGGGGTATCAAGTTCAACCAGGCTAACTGCCTGTGGCCACAGGCTTTCCCTGAGTTCTAACAATGGCGAAAGTAACTGTGAAGGTGGATGTTAAGGTGGATGTCGCTGCTTGCCTCCGGGCGGTAGCGATGATTATCTTCAGCATCGTGACCTGATGAAGCGGGCCGGCTCTGGCCGGTCCGCCACTCGAACCCTTATCTCAGCCTCCACTGCGCTTCATGGCGTCGTCGATGGCCGCGCGGCAAGACTTCGCACCCCGAGCTTTGCTGTCGTTGAGGTCAATGGCTGCGACGCGCCCACGACCGCCCGGTCCGCTCATCAGCCGGACGATGTTCGGGCTCTGGATCAACTCCCAGCCGTATTCGGTGCCGTAGTGCTGGTTCAGGCCGGCGTTGAGGCGGTCAAGGAAATCCAGTCGCGCCGTGTCTTGTGCCGGCACGGCGCTTTGGGTGCGCCATTTCTCAGCGTCGAAAATGAACGAGCGGACGCGTCGAATCGCTTCATACGACCCATGGACGAACAGGGCACCGGAGCCGTCCCCTACACCAATGGCTGATTGGGGTTCTGGCGCCGTGGCGCAGAGCAGTTCGCGGATGTGGCTTTCGATGATGTCGCAGTCCACCTTCCGCGCATCACCCAGCAGCGCCCGGCAGATCCTTACGGAAACTTCCGAAACCGCGTCGTGGCTCATGCCGATTCCTCCTTCTCAGCGGAACTGCGTCCGCGTATTTCTGTGAGCCGGTCCGATAGATGGGCTCGATCGTGGGCACCGACGAGGTACAGCGGAACAACGAAGGCGGCCACGAGCGCCGCGCCACCCACCGCACCACTCAGCCCACCACGTGCCACACCTGCTGCAGCGCCAGCCAACAGGGTCAGGAATACAATCCCCGTTCCGGGGTGACTGCCAACGTGGGGAAGAGATCTGCATCCGCGAATCGTCAGGCAAATCCATCTCATGCCGCCTCCTCCATTCCCACAAGGCCACGGTCCCGCAGAAGTTCGTCGGCACGCTGAAGGGCGATCGCCTGGATCCCCACTTCGCCGCCCATGCCCTTCTTGCCGCGCAGATACGTCAGCAGCTTCAGGTGATGCGTCGACGCCGTCTGCCGGTGCACGCCGCAATGTTCAGCCACCCGCTCCAGCGTGATCTTCTTGCCGTCCGCGCCGCGGTGCGCGCCGAAGTGTCTCTCGATCAGGATCCGTCTCAGCCTGTAGTGCGAGAGCGATCCCGCGAACAGGTGCGCGGTATGTTCCGTCAGGAACGACACGGCCTCACCCCATTCCCGGTTTGGCTTCCTCCCCGAGCAGCATGGTGCGGTGCAATCGCACGGCAGTTCCGCCGGCGCGAACTGGGCAATCAACACGGCCTGGTGCAACAGGCTGAAGTCCCGCAGCTCTGCGCGCACCATGCCGGCCTGCCCAGCGCCGTCCACCCCAGCCAGCCCTTTCCCCGTACCAACGTTGCCGCCACGCATCGCGCGCGCCATGGGCGTCGGGCTGTACTGCTGCGTCGAGTACGAGAACGCAAAGCGGAGTGCGCTGTCCGCGCTGTTGAAAAGGATCTCGGTCTCGTTCATCTCTGTGGCTCCCCGGTTATCTCGTGAACTGATTCTGTTTTCTTGCGCCTTGCTGCCACCGCATCCATGGCAGCCGGAATGCGGCGTGGAATTCCGCTTCCGCCGCCGGCACGTGGTCGATGTCCGCCCGGGACGTGACGCCGCATCGCTCCAGGATGCGGGCTCGCGCGTCGTCCGGCGTCTCGCATGGCCTGCCGGTGCGGACGGCCACCATCCGGCGGAATTCGGGGTTATCGCAGAGCCTCGCCGCCAGGATGGACAGAGGGCCGCCCTT